GGATTAAAGACTATATCTCTTAGATATTTTAATGTTTATGGAGATAGACAACCATTAAAAGGACAATATGCTCCAGTAATAGGACTATTCTTAAAACAATACCATGAGTCAAAACCACTAACGGTAGTTGGAGATGGATCTCAGCGTAGAGATTTTACTCATATATCAGATGTAGTACAAGCAAATATTCTTGCATCTGAAGTTAAAAATGGATTTGGGGAAGTATATAACATTGGGTATGGAAGTAATTATTCTATACTTGATATTGCTAACATGATTTCAAATGATATTAAATTTATCCCGCCAAGAATTGGTGAGGTGCAAGAAACTCTTGCGTCTAATGCCAAGTTTAAAGATTTAACTGGATGGACTCCAAAAGTATCATTGGTACAATGGCTACAAATATGAATCACATTAAATCATATCTTTATTCAGTTAAACAAGAAGACTGTGCTGCTGATAAATGGGATTACGGTTTATTAAAACATTTTTTTAATAAAAATAATATTAAGCCAGATAAAGTAACAACTTTGCCTAACGCAGATAGAGCATTTGTTGTTGTTCCTGGACCTCAAAATGTAGACTATGAAGATCAAATATCTAAAGAGTTAAATAAAATAAACAGGGTAGTTTTATTTATTACTGGAGATGAAAGTGCTACATTTAAAGTTGATAAAATAAAACATAAAAATATTGAGATTTGGATTCAATACCCGCACAGAAAACATTCACAATATAATAAATTGGCATTAGGTGTTCCACAACACTTATCAAATAACTTGCCAGAGTATCAAGATAAATCGTATGATGTATTTTTTTCAGGACAGATAACACATCAAAGAAGGCAAGAACTTGCAACTGTTATGCCTGATATACCAAACTCTTTTTACAATCCAACTACTGGTTTTGCAGAAGGATTAAAACCAAAAGAGTATTATGAAAAAATGTTTTTATCAAAAATTGTACCGTGTCCTAGTGGGGCAATGGTTATTGATTCTTTTAGGTTTTATGAAGCAATTGAAATGCTTTGCTTACCTATAGGAGATAAATTAGATCCAAAAATGCAAAATACAGATTTTTTTAATTTTTTATTTGAAGATAATCATAAAATAAAAACTTTTGAAAATTGGCAACATTTACCTAATTTGTTACCTGAACTATTAAATAACTATACATCTGAAATGCATCAAATTGTTTGTTGGTGGATTAAATATAAAAGAGATTTATTTATTGAATTAATGAGGCAAGTAAATGCATAAAAGAGATATAACAATTGTTATGGCTACATCTGTAATTCCAGATCACCCAAGTACGACAATGATAGAACAAACAATTAGTGACATTCGTGTTCATTTTCCAGACAACGAAATTATTATGCAAATAGATGGTCTTAGAGAAGAGCAACAAGATCGTAAAAAAGATTACGATGAGTATAAAAATCGCATTTTGTGGAAATGCTTACACGAAGATAAAAATATACTACCGTTTATATTTAAAGAACACAGCCATCAAACTAACATGATGCGTCAAACAATTAATGAAATTAAAACACCTTTATTACTTTATATTGAGGGTGATGCTCCTTTAACTTCAGACACACCAATAGATTGGGATAAGTGTTTAGATATGTTTGAATATAATAAAGCAAATACCATTCGTTTTCATTTTGAATCTTTTATACCAAAAGAACATGAACACCTTATGTTTGGCTTAGAAGATGGCTTTATGAAAACTATACAGTGGAGTCAACGACCACATCTAAGTAGAAAAAAATATTATAAAGATATTGTACTTCCAAAATGCAGGGATAAATTTTTTATAGAAGATACATTTCATGGAGCAGTTCAAGACGACATATGCCCATATGACATGTTTGATCAAGCAAAATGGGAAACGCATAAACTTTGGATTTATCATCCAGAAGGAAGTATTAAACGTTCTTATCATTTAGATGGTCGCCAAGGGGGAAGAAAGTACACTTCCGATGATGATGTTTGGGGGTATAAAGAATGAGGCTAGGAATTATAGCAAGATGTGACAATACTGGTCTTGGTAATCAAACTAGAGAATTAGTAAAAATGTTAAATCCTGACAAAATTTTACTTATTGATTCACACTCTTTTAATAATAATAAACAATATCCAAATTGGTATAATGGATATAGTGTAATAAAAACAATAAGAGGCATGCCTAGAACAAAAGAAATTCTTGGTTTTTTAGATGATATTGATGTTGTTATTAGTTGTGAAACATTCTATCATTTAGATTTTATTGATATAGCAAGAAAAAGAAATATAAAAACAATATTACAGTATAACTATGAACTATTTGGAAATATGGTTAATCCAGAGTGGCCATTGCCAGATGTTTTGCTTGCCCCAAGTATTTGGAATTTGGATATTGTTAAAGAAAAATTTGAATCAAAATGCAAGGTAACTCATTTACCGCCACCAACAGATACATCATTATTTAATGTTGTAAGAGAAAATAACCTATCAAAAACCCATAAACGAATACTTCATGTTGCTGGTAAAAAAGCAGCCAAAGATAGAAATGGAACTAATACTGTGGTAGAAATGCTTAAGCATTCTAATGCAGATTATGAACTTGTGGTAGCAACACAAACTCCTTTAGATTTTATAACCAAAGATAGCCGTTTAAAAATAAACAAAGATAATGTTACAAATAGAGAAGATCTATATAATGGCTATGATGCTATGGTTCTTCCTAGACGTTATGCTGGTCTTTGTTTACCTATGAATGAGGCTTTAATTTCTGGTTTACCCGTTTTTATGACAGATGTATCACCTAATAATCAAATACTTCCTAAAGAATGGTTAGTAAAATCAGATAAAATTGGAGAGTTTAAGACTAAGTCAATGGTAGATATTTATGAGGCTAACCACGAAGAATTAGCAAATTCTATTGATAACTATTTTAATAATGTAAATATATATGATAGCAAACAAAAGGCTATAGAAATTGGATTTAATAATTTTTCAGTTGAAGTATTAAAAGATAAATGGTTAAATATTATAAATGAATAAACAGAAAAGCCAGCCTATCTCTAGACTGGCTATCTGATAGAAGATTATTTACTTCTTCTTAGCAGCCTTTTTTACTGGTGCCTTTGCAGACTTAAGAGCCTTTGCAACTTCATCAGCATCAGGTAAAATACCGAATGCTTTATCGTTTGGATTGAGTGCTCTCAATGCAACGGGCGCTACAGCAGCAACTAGTGCAGCCCATAGATCCTTTGGATCTGTAACTCCTGCCATGTATAGTGCAAGACCTGATGCAAGAACTGAGCGACCATATGATGCTAGCATTGCCTTTGTCTTATCGTTTAGTACTTTTTCCATTATTCCTCCTAGGATATAATTTGTGTTATTATTGTAAAACCAATCCATAGACCAATAATTCCTGCAACTCCTGCAAAAACTGGTGGTGCTGGGACTGGCAATTTGAATGCTGCAAACACTACACCGCATCCAAAACCTGTAATAATTGATAGTAAAACATCTTTCATGTTATTTTTTTTCTTGATCCATCTCTGGTAAAAGCGCTAAAAGTTTATTAGAATAGTTATCTAAACCTTCTATTTTTAATTCATCTGAAACCTCTTTAATGGTTTGCTGTGACTTTTCAATGTATTCAAAAGCCCAATCTCTTGAATCAGAAAGAAATTTTATAAAGTTTTCTCTATGTATTGTATCGTCAGACATACTGGTACTATTGTTTGCTTGATAGTTTAATTCTTCAAGTGCCTTGGTTTTTATAAAAAGTTCAGCCAACAATAAGTTAGACTTTTTTAGTTTATTAAAAGTAGCCAAATAGGACATTCCAAAAGAAAAAGATAGAATAGCAAAAAATATCAAAAATATTGTTTCCATATTATCTATTGTATCCTATGCTAACCAACATTAAAAATCATCTTCTTCAATGTCAAATAAATCTAAGTCTGATAACTGACTAAGCCTTGAAGCAAAAAACAAATTAATTGCAACAAGAATAGATATTGTTGATAATATTAATATAATTATTTTATTTTTCATTTTTCTATTGTTCCTTTACATCTAATACAGGCTAAATAGTCTTTACCAGTAAACGGACAAGATCCAGCATCAATAAATGAGTGACCTTTTATTTTACATTTGACATATACAATTAAATCTTTTATCATTTCATGGCCTCTCTTGTAACTAACACAATTGCTCCATTATCTTCTAAAGCCTTCTTTACCTTTACCATATATTCTATAGCATGTCTTTTTTCTGTGTCAAATAGACGCATAAACATAGCCTCATTGGCTTTAACTGTAATAAAATGTTCATTATCTATAATATCTACTTTAAAATTTTTAGGCGCTGGTATCGAATGAAAGGCCATTTTCATTTGATCTGTATACATTACTTTCTTCCCCATTGTATTTTATTCCATCCACGCTCATGTGCGTAGTAAATAAATACTTTAACTACCGTTTCCCAAAAGGCAATAGCGCCTGAAAGTGTTGCATCTCCAGTAATCACATATGCAACAACAAATGAAGATAGGGTTCCCCATATACGATAACTTAGTGCTTTAGTAAATGATCGTGCCTTGGTTACTGTCATAGTATAGGCTCATTATCGTCTGTTCCGCCAAAATACTTTTCTATAACATAGACCATAATTCCAGCAAATACAAA